AGCACCTTGATGCCTGTATATTTCATCTCTATCACCTAAAGATTCCATACTTTTATGTTGTATTGCTATGCGTTGATCTAGCTCTTCTATAAAAGCATCCCACACAGGTTTATCATTTACGAGTGTTCTAAGCGACATTACCAGTAAAACCTTGTTCTCCTGGAAGTGGTGCTGTACCTGTACCTATCTGAGATCCACCTCCTCCAGAAGTGTCAGCAACAGCTTGTGGCCCCTGTCCTTGTGGTTCTTGAGGTTGAGGAGCCGCTACACCTTCTGCAGTCTCAGGAGGAGCTACAGGCTGCTGAAAGCCTTTCAGTATTTCTGCTTGTATAGCTGCATCTTGCATAGAGTTAGTTATCTTGTCTGGATCTAAGTCCATGCTCTTAGCAATCTCTCGTATAACATAATCCATCTTAGCAAAAGGTGCTAGTGTTGGGTTCTGAGCAACTTGCAAGAACTGCATTAGACGTTGTGAGCGAACTTCATTAGCCATCAAGCTTTCTGTACCTGATGCTTTAACTTCTAAGTCACCTCGTATACTCTCATCAAAGTCAAACTGCATGTTAAAAGCAAAGAAAGCTTTACCTAGTGGGGCAATAAGATAGTCATCTACATTCTTTACAACAGTACGAATACTACCGTTAGCAGCAGACATAAGCATACTAATGCCAGAAGCTGTACGCCCAACACCACTAACACCAGTTTGCCCATGAGCAAAACTAGGGAATCCAGTCGATTCATCAGCTAAAACCCTTGCTTTATCAAATAGTTGTAAGTTTTCTTGTGCAACGTTGGGAAACTTGGTGCCAAAAATGCTTTGGCCTGGAGCGCCCCCTTGTCTCCGAAACACCTTGCCTGGGTACACACTTAAATCTTGCCCCGGAACCATATTTGTCTCATCAACCTCGATTATAAGATTACCAGAAAGTGCAGCATTGTCAATAGCCAAACGCATGAAGCCATTCATTAAAGTCTGAGTGTCATCCATATTTTCAGCAATACCTATACCAAAGAAACTGTATGGGTTATGCTCAAATGGTACTGCGTAGTAAGGTATTCTAGAAGGTTTAAATGGATTAAGTACAAAACGAATTACTTCTCCGTTACAAACCCATATATTACAGTTGAGTTCATCTAAAGACTTATACTCTGTAGGTATATTAATGCCATTCTCTTTTAGATGCTCTACGTCTACGTAACCCCAAAACTCTAATACTTCCCAACGCTCTGAGTCAGGAGTAGTATCATCATCTTGCATAGCCATTTCCCAATACTTCTGTACGTAGTTGGCTTCTTTACGTATAGCTTCTTGAATAGCATCAGGCATAAAGTAAGGGCGAGACTTTAACTGGCGAAGTTGTGTCTTAGACATCTTATGTCTTTCAACAACATATTCAGCATCAGCCATACTTGAAGCTTCTGGATCAGGATAAAAATCCCAAACGCTTACATGGTTAGTCTCAGGTACAGTTTTAATAAGAGGAGAGTAGTTACCTTCATCATCCCAATTAGGATACTCTTTATCTACTGCAAACGGCCCTTTCATAACACCTGTTCCTAAAAGGGATTGCTCAAATGCCATAGAGCGAAGATGTACAGAAGCATTAGATTCCTGCAACTGGTCGTGTATCTTCTTCTCCATCTTCTTAGCTGCAATCATAGCAGGATGCCAAGATACTGTAGTAGGTGTAGTACCATCCCCTTCAACTATCTTGTCAGATACGTCTGCTAAGTTATCTTCTACTGGCCCTAGCCTAGACTTCAAATCCTGAAGAGTTTCTCCGGGTTGAAGTTTTGTAGTACCATCAATCAAGTATGGAGTAGGAGGAGTAGCCTTAGTAATAGTAGATAGTTTATCCCCTGCTTTTTCTGCATTAGGGTCTATGTTTACATGTACTGCATCTGCTACGCCATCAGGTAATACTGTAGGATCAACAGAAAGAGGAAACTTATTGTTCCCAAAAAGTACATCAACTATTTGTCCATAGGCTGCGATTGTTTTAGTTTTAGTAACCTTTACAAATACGCGAGACTTCTCTGTGTCTGTAAATTGTACATCTGGACCATACAGCCCTCTGTAGTTGCGATATGCACGAAGCCAACGTTCTTCATCTCCTTGCCTAGCATCCTCAGAACGCTTAAATCGCTCAGAAACAAAAGCTACTACATCAGGTTTGGAATCGAAAATACTTTCTTTCCCATCTTCTGCAGCCGTAACTTCATCTGTTTCAAATGATAGATCTTCAATTTCTGCCATACTTAATATCCAAACTTGTTGTCTGCGGCTTGAAAGCCTGTTCTTTGATTGTCGGGATTAAAATCCCATATTGAACTTCTAGGTCTAGTCATAATGCCGTATCGTAAAGCATCGTATAAGTGGTCTTCTGCATTTGTATCTACGTCTTCAGGGTTTCTTTTATCTAAAGGTATCACAGGTATCTGTGCTATTGTTTGGGTGCAGGTAGACATGAATACCAGCCTTGGCTTTTCGGTAAACTCATCTACCTGCAAACGGCGGTGTATCTCATTTTTTCCAGAGACACGCGAACCACGAGAACGGTCAGATGGCCTCCAGCGACAACCCTTCTGATTCATCTGTTCTGCTAGTGATGGCCCGGTATCTCCTCTGTTGTGCCACAAAGAAGAATCCAGAACGCCGTATCTTATTTGTCCATCTTCAGCTTCAGCTTCTAAAACCATATCTGCTAAATCGGACGCTGTAACTTTAGAGCAGTATAATTCACGATATACGATAAGCTGTTCGTCAGGTGCAACTGCAAACCAGATAACCCCTGAGTAACTGCCATAACCGTAGTCACAAGCTCTAAACTTAACCCAACTGTGGGGTATTCTATAAGGTTCGACAACGTGTATCTGCCTATTAAACTCTGGAAAGGCTGCACCTTCATTTATATCCCAATTACCTTCTAGTAATTGCTTTCTTTGATGCTCTGGTAGAGAGAGTAGCATAGCTTCATAATCGCCACTTTCTGCTAAATACGGATTATCAAATAGACTAGCAGGTATAAACCTACGTTTAAATAAAGCTTGACCTTCTTTACTGTGTCCTTTCGGATAAGTTAGTACTTTGTTAGTTTCTATGTCTGTAGCCCAAAAGGACTGATTAGCTGGGGCAGGATCAATAAAAGTCTTTTTAGTCCATGCGTGACCTGCTCCTCCTGGATTTGTTGTTGCTCTCATGTACAAGCCTAAGTCTTTACTGTAGGCAGATCTTAAACGTGAGCGCATATATGAAAATGCGTAGGGGCTAGACCACTGAGTAAGTTCGTCAAATCCTATCCAGTTGAACGCTTGCCCTTGGTAACGAGTAACATCAGTGTCTTTATCAAGGTACGACATCCAGAGCCTACCACCTTGAGGAGAAGTCCATTGCGACTTACGCTCTGACCATTTAATTCCTGGAATTGCACGAGGGTATAGTTCTTGACTCTTCTGTATTAATTCTCTAAGTTCTTCTGTAGTGTGTCGAACAAGTAACCCACTGAAATTAGGGCTATTTAATCCGTGAAGTGGATCAGCAAGCATTGCGTAGCTCTTACCACCTCCAGCCGCGCCGCCGTATAGTACTTCTCTTTCTGAAGCAGACAAGAAAGAACTTTGAGGGCCAGGATTTGGTTTAAATACTACCTCTTGTGCAAACTCTACATCATAAGGTTCTGCTTTTACTTCAGCAGGTACTACTTTCGGTGTAGTAACCTGTGTTTTTCTTTTCAAGCTTTTCAATTTCCTCAAGGGTTTTTTTGAGCCGCTTGGCAAGGTTGTATTTAATAGCAGATGCTTTTTTACGTCTTCGCTCAACTTCTATTCTTTTCTTTAGACCTGCATGAGAAATGTTACGCCCTGTTTGTGTAGTCAGCCAGTTTGCAACTTCTCTATAAGAGTACTGCTTTAAGTGTTTCTTTGCAAGTACTAAAGCTTCTAATTCATGTTCTATAGGCAACAGTAGATTTTCATTTTCAGGATCATCTACATATCCAAAAGGTACTGTTTTAGAAACTTTAACTATAGGATGCCAAACTTTATCTTTTTTATTTCTAGGTAAAGGTAGTTCCCAAAAACCTAGATCCCTAGCCCATTCACTCATTCTGACCTTCTTTAGGTGGTAAGTAGAAAATGCCCCCACTAGAAGAGGAGACATCAACTTTTTCTACTTTTCCTAACCCAGCGCGATCAAGTAGATCTTTTGCTGCTGCCATCTTATCTTTTATACCTAACTCAGTAGGATCATGGAGAGCAGAAACAAGAGCCATAACAGCTTTAGGCGCAGTTTGCGAAAAGTATGCACGAGTAGCTTCAGCAATTTCATCTCTTAAAGAATCCGTTATCATTTTAGTTGGTGTTTGAACACTATAACCTGCAAGCTTTTTTGCGTATACAACATCTCCACCTGCCTCTTCAAAAAGGACAGCTAAAAACTTCTGTTGATTTTCGGTTAGGTTACGAGCCATTGTAGTTTTCCTTGTTATAACATAAGTTATACTTAAAATACCTACAAATGCAAGTATTTATTTTGAACCGTATATTATGCGAGTTATATCACCTTTAGAAAGACCTATATCTTTTAGTTCTTTTTCAGACATATTCTGTAGTATATACCAATCAGCCCTGCGCTGTTGGTTCTCTTGAAAGTTTAATAGAGCCTTTTTAGCCCATGCTTTAATTGCATCCTTTATAGATATTGCACCTGTAGTTACAAAGTTTCCTACTAATTCCATTTCCGTATTCCTATGTTAAAGTTGTCCTAATTGACAACACATAGTTATACTTATTTGTTAGCGGTAAACTACAGACAAGTTGGAATACCTGTTACCCTCTAAGAGCAATACACTACTTACTACGTTTTTGTCCGGGAGGGTTAGATGCACCACAAGATACGTAGCCTC